TAATTTCCTTTTCAGGTGGTACAATTACCATTGAGATATCAGCAAACACATATTTGGTTTTACGCTTACCGTCTTTGATATAGCAAACTTTGCTATCTTGAAAGTCAATTTCGGGATTTTCGTATAGGCTACACATAGACAAAAACCGTGATGTATCATAGATACATGCCTGGATAGGAAATTCATCAGTAATAGATGCAATTGCCATAACAGTTTTCTGTGGGCTGATTGTGCGAAGTTCCAAGCCCGGCTTGAATACAACCGATGGGTTGATTGTTGCAAAATTCTTTAGGATTGTAAGCGTCTGTTCTGAAAGTTTCATAGTATCTCCTTATTCACTTTTTCATAATATAGGCAATTGCCCTGGGTTTATAATATAACATTTATACATATATGTCAACAACTTATGGTCTAGTTCCTAACTTTTTCTTTTTATAGTTTTTTGGATTTGATTGTTTATTTGATGTTGGCGATGCACCTAGTTTTGCAATTGAGGACATATCACCTCTGAAGATATAGGTACCTACATGGTTTAGTTTAATCCATGGGCACATATATACTGAAAGCCCAATTTTTCGTGTATTCCAACAAAAGAAATAATCCTCTGATAGATATCGGCGAGTTTCAGGATCGATCCCACAATCAAAATATGCCATAATATCCTTAGAGCCATCAAAGTGGGCAGTTCGTGTGTGATCTGGTTTGTAGTTTAGTTCAGGATAAGCATTTTCATATATGTTAAAAGTAGTTCGCGGGATTAGCATGAAACCAGTACCTGCCTCTGCAACTTCAACTGGCTCATCAATTCTAAATGAAGATCCACCTACTACAGGATTAAAAACAAAATCTGATGCATATGTGCTTAGTTGAAACGGATTATCAGTAATCTTCTTCTCTACTGCTGCCTGAATCTTCTCCCACGCAATTGTTTTCTTGGGATACGGCGCGGTTAACACATGATATTTGTCTGGATAACTTACTTGAATACCGAGCATGGAAAGAACATCATTAGCGTTAAATCCAATATCCGAATCAATAAACATCAAGTGAGTGTAATCAGAACGAAGAAACTCATCTACTACATAGTTTCGTGCACGTTGCACTAGACTTTCATTGAATAGATAATAGAAGTTTACTTTAATTCCGTGCTTAGCACAAAGGGTTGCAAGATCGGTAGTAGATTTTGCAAAAAGTCCTGAGCATTGGCCTCCAAACATAGGAACTCCAATAAACAAAGAGTATTTCCTAAGTTCTTCTAATGTTATTTTTATTTTCATATTTGCTCCATATCATTTTCTGCTCTTGCTATTGTTTGCATACGTAGAACATCAGCAAGAACATCCCACGCGCTGTCATGTTCAACAAAAACTTTAGACCATTTTGCTTCGTCTTTTAATGGAACAAATCCATTCTTTTTAGGAAAATCTAGCTTTGCGTCGATATATGTTCTAATATCTCTAACTTTCCAATGAGGGAAATATTGTTTAAAATGCTGGTGCTTATCTACAGCGTCAAAAATTCTAGATAAAATAACTGGATCGAAAGTATTAGATCTAGACCACCAGTAATCTACTTTACCTTGTTTATTCATATATTCTAATAAGCCGTCAACGAAGTTTATTACTGAAAGATCGTCAGATTTTGGTACTATATTTTTACGAGCTTCTGCGGGAAGTGACTGCCAAAATTCTATAGTATCTTTATATACTATCCAGCCATAATTGTCAACCTGATCTTTCACTGAAAGCTTGAATTTTTTAACATTTTTAATATCAGCTGTCGTGTAAGGATTGTCAGAAACAAATCTTTCAGTGTTTATTGTAAAGAATGAAAAATCTATTACTGCGCAATTATCTGTTGGCTGGCCAAAAGTTTCGCAATCTAAAAATGTATGTTTCATGCTATAAAATCCATTAAATCTTGGTTAATTTCTTTTTCTCTTATTGCGCCATTTAAATTACTTTGGATCATATAAGAAGCTCTTTCCATACTTCTTTCACCATTTACAGTAGCAAGAACCTCTGTAGCCATATCTTTAGCAGTAAGGAACGGAACATTTTGGCATATGTGATTTGTGCTTTGGCGAGGATCAAGTAGCTCATAATCCTGAGGAAGACCCATAATAGTCATAGCTTCCCTGTAATTAACATAGCGATCTTCTACATGGTGAGTTACTACTGACGGCATGTGCACAACAAACGCGCCAATATGATCAACTGGAACTATAGTTCCCCTCATCATTACGTTTTTTCCGCTTGATAGTTTAGCATGCCTGCGGTCGCATTTATCAGCTTCTCTATCTTTACCCTGAGAACACATCCATTTACCAATTTTCTCGTATGTAATACCTTGAGCTAGCATTTCGCCTTCAATACTATAAGATGGTCTTTCAAAAGTGTCTGGCCCGAGGGTAGCAGAAAAATCAGTATGGCTCATTCCGCCTTTTACTTCTCTCAAAAAGTAATCATAATATGGATCATCTTTTGAAGGTGTTTTTTGATTGATCGGTTCAACCTGAAAATTGCTTTTTACGCTTTCAAGCAATTCACGAATAGTCGGATATTTCCTATTATATGTGTTGAAAACAGGAACCATATTATCAAAAGCATCTCTGCGCCAAAAGAAATAAAAGCTTCTACGACGAATTTGTGGTGATCCATGTAAAAGAGACTTTGTAATATAGATAGTCATGTTATAACCAGCTTCATCGCTAATCTGTTTTAGTTTATCTCGCATAAACTTACCTACGTTAGTAGCAAGCGCCGGCGCGTTCTCACCCCAAAGAACTTTTGGTTTTACTTGTTCTAATACATGTCGTGTAGTTTTTTCCATCCACTGGTTATTTTGGTTGTGTTCGCCGTAACTAGAATGATAATTTGATAAACCAGCGCAAGGACAAACAGAAGAAACTATATCTACATAGTCTGTTTTTGCTGGGGCATCATCTGCGTCAAGCACGTGATAAGGAATATCATAACCGTCTTTTTTATAGTGATTAAGTAGGTGTCGTTCATTAGCAGCAAAAGCGCCATAACTCATAATATATTCTGGTTTAACGCCATAAGCTGCGTCAGAAGCTAATAGTTCACCGCCAATTAGCGGAACAATTCCTGCATGTTTTATCATAATCTTTCATCCTTTATTCAAGCAAAGAAGTTTTCTAAGCTTACACTATTATTTTCAACGCCAGTCCAATGGGGATAATATTCCCTGGATAAGTGAATAGATCTGGGCTTTTCCATATAAGCAAAATCAAGTTCGCCACGATCATTTAATAGATAATCTGTCCAGCGAATTATGTTATATTTATATTCGATGTAATCATTGAAATGATCACGGACTTTTTTTCTTTCGGCCCAAGAACCCCAAAAAGGTTTACCATTGTAGTGCCCAGTTTTTGGAACTACTCTACTTTCATTTTCTATTGGAAGCAATTCATAAATTTTAGCGTTTAATTCTTTTGCTTGTTCTATGTATCGATCAGCAAGAGCTTCTGCGTTTTTAAGTGGATCACCTTCTATTCTGCAAAGATGGTGCCTAACATCTATATTACCAAAATAAAACTCTAGTTCTTCTACTCCATCAATATCTATGAACGATTTCAAGCCTTCGTTTAATGCGCCGTTTAATGTTTTAAACACAACAGATCTGAAAGACCAACCTGGCCTGTACATAGAAATAGCATGGCTATCGCCAATAACCATCTTCTTACTTGTGCTGACGTGATTTACGACTTCTGCTTCTTTTTCAAATCTTCCCCAATTATCTATGTTAAGTTCATGCCAAATAGGTTCAATGTAGACATTATTCTTTTTTGCAAGCTCAAATTTGCGGCGCAGCAATCTTTCATATTCTGGGAAGTCACAATTGAGTGAAATTATAGGCCCTTTGTATTTAGAAACTTTAACTACGTTTTGTGAATAAGGGCAATTTTGAAACCCGCCAAAAATATTCATAGCAGATGGTTTAGTGCGAGAAGTGCCGTTATCTGCGTGATACATGTATAATAGGTCGTATTCATTTAGATCTTTAATCTCACCTTCAAAATCTACTACTGCGTCATGACCCATTGACTTTAATTGGTCGCAATATATAACAGCAGGAGCTGTTCTATGAGAGTAAACTAAACTTGTAATAGTGTTAGTTGGTGAAATAATAGCTATTTTCATAATATAAGTTTCCTTTAAGAAAAGAAGCTGTCGAGAGTCGTGCAGCCTAGTAGATCTTCAAGATCAAGCGCTATTTTATCAAACGCATCGAATGTTAGTGGTAGAATTCTTTTTTGTTGAGCTTTTGGATTATCTTTAATTGATTCAAAGCAATTGAATTGGCAAAAAGTAATTTCAGTTCCAAAAGTGGTTAAATATCCGTCTCTTTCTAAGTTTTCTTTGTAAAAATTTCTAGCAGCATCATCTGGAAATTCAAAAAAGTCATATTGATGACTGCGAATAGATAGAATAATCTTTTCCATGATGTCGTTATTTTTCATTTTAACATCTGGAAAAACACAAGACATTCCTCTAGCAGCACCAGGGCCAACTAGACAATAGTCATCATCTTCGTCTATGTTTGGAAGTTGTTCGCATCGAGAAAAATTGCATGGAGGGTGGTATCCAAAATATGGTCCAATACCGCGGTGTGTTCTTAGCCATTCGCAAACATCTCCAAGAGAATTCTTAGGATCTTGCACTACATCGCACATGCCTAATTTATCCAGTTGATCCATCCATCGTATCATGTGTGAAAGTTTGAAAGGAGCATTTGGATCATTTTCTTCTTCGCGAACAAAATTTCGAGCTGCTGTTTGAAGCGATGTCTGAAGTTGTGTAGCTCCCCACACTTTCAATTTGCGCACGTTATCATCCAAATTTTTATTTGTAATATGATAATAATCACCTTTGAGCCTATATTCATCAAAATCAATTATTTTTGAATAGTCAGCGGTATCAGATGCTACTAAAGTAAGAGTTGGCATTCCAACAAACTTAACGGCCATAGCATTAAGAATTTTATTGCGCATGGAAGTATCTTGACCAAAAACGTGATTTTCTAGCCAAAATACTTCTGCGTGTTTCGAACGATTAGGATTCCAATAAGAGACTTCTTGGCGCATAGCGTCTCCAAATTCTGGATCAATTTCGTATTCTTCAATTCTTCCAGAATCTCTTAAAGCTTCTCTTTTAAAGAAGTCTAAAACCCATTTGTTAAAATATCGAAAACGCTCTGGATCTGCCATTGATTTTACTTCAGCGGCAGAGAAAATCTCTTTTTTCATAATTTATTTCTCCGTAAGATCATGTTGTAGCATGACTATATTTATGCCGGGCATGATTTTGCGGATTTCTTCAGCTTGAATTGGGTCATCTTCAAAATGAATACCAAAACAATATCCTAATTGTTCAAGATAAAACAAAGTTCTACCTTTATGTTGGCCAGAAGATTTTCTTGATTTTTGATCAAAAGGAAGTGGGTTCATATAAACATCGTTGAATATACCTCTACCTTTAAGCATATTCATTGTAATGTCACCTTCTTCGTAAGAACGGCCGGTAATAATTACATCGTCTTCGCCTGGAAAGACGCCAGTAAAGGCGTCTCCCATATAGATTACTCCGTCGATATCAAAAGAATTGATAATTTTGTTTGGTATATCATTCATAATCTGTTTTGCTATCCTGGTAAGTGTAAGGCAGATTTTTAGCAACTGGCTTGTTTTTTACAAGTTGAGGCTCTGTCATTGAAGTAAGAGTACGACGCGCTAGAGCATCGCATTCAAATTTAGAGTCTGCGCTGGTAAGTTGTACAGGAGGTGACTTTTGTGTATATGCAGAAGGACCTCGTAGAATACCAACAATACCCATTTCAGCAGCAACACGGCAAAAACGAACAGCTGAAATAACTACGCCGCCGCTGTTAGGCGAGTCTTGGCAAGAAAGTCTTGCTTGTAAAGTATATCGTGCTCCACCAAAACCAAAAGCAACAATATCAAGATCAGCAATTTTATTATCAGAACCAATGTAAGTACCGCCGGGTTTTTGGAGCACGGTAAGAGAAGGGCCCGCATAAAGGGTGTCACCCGCGTAACTAACTCCACGAACTGTATTCTGGCCTTTCAAAACATTTTCTTTAGAAATATGCTTACTGTGAAGTCGCTCTTTTTCAGCCATATTGATAAAATCAGTATTTGAAGTTACACCAGAACGAACATGTTCTTTGCCTTGAGTAGCTCCACCAATTCTATTTGTTTGGGTGTGATAAGTCACGTGCAATCCGCCGTCAATCATAGCACCCTGAAGAACTTCAGATAGCCTTGAAGCGCCCCAAGCAGAACGCATATCAGATCCTACAAAAGTAAGACCCGCATCAATAAATTGCTGTTCAACTTTTTGTGTTTCTTTTGTTTCAATAATTGTTGGAATGCAATTAACAAAATGAACACCCGCTTTTAGTGCGACGTCAATATAAAAACGTGTTGCTTTTTCTGATCCAACTGGAAGATAATTAACTAAAACTTCAACACCAGAGCTTTTAACTAAATCAACAATATCATCAAAAGATTTAGCTGACTCAGCACCAGTTCTAAACGAAACTTCTTCTGGATAGTGTTCCATCCATTCAGCAACACCATCGAGTGTTGGACTAGAATATACCTTAGCACCTTTTGTAACAACACCAGGAGAGTTGCCGCCTAATTCTAAAATTTCTGCGACATGATCCATTGCGCAATTTGGTGAGGCACGTAGTGCTTCAATAAGTGGCTTATTTACTTTACGACGATCTACGTCAAAACCAATTACAAATTCAATATCTGCAGAAGTATATCCACCTATATCTGGATACATTAAACCAATGCGGTCATTTGGATTTTCATTATAATATTGAGCACCTTCTACTAGTGCTTTAGCGCAGTTACCTACGCCAATGATACCAACTTTAATTTTTTTCATAGATTTTTCCTTTTCTATTATATCAGTTTAACGACTAATTTGGCCGGAGGAACCGGGTAGGTCGAGTACAACTACCTGTACTAAAGTTTCACCATTTTGATGACGGTTGTATTTATAGTCAATATTCATTCAAAGAAATCAAAAACTGAGGTTTCTTTAACTTTTTTCTTTCTGTCTATAGTTTGTTCAAAAAGATCTTGAAGAGACTTTACCCAATTTTCTTTAGAATGTTTTTGCTTTGTCAGTTCAGATATCTCTATACGTTTATTATAATCCAGTTTTAGCAAATTGTCAACTGATTCTTTAAATTTATTTGGTCGAATATTATTGCGCACTTTAACTATATGATCTGGACTAGCTGGAATACATTCTGAAGCGTGAGTGCCAGTTGTATCGGTAGAAACAATAACTGGCAAACCGCGGGCCAGAGCTTCAAGAGCTGTAATACCCCAAGTTTCTGCTGGGCAGGTAGAAAAATAAGTACTAGATTTTGCTAGCTTTTCCATAACTTGCGCGTGCGGAAGGTTTTCTATTGTTTCTTGTGGATGGTTCCAGTGGCTATTGATTTTGTGATAATGAATATTTTCGCTTGTTACCAAATTACTAGTGGTGGTCAAAATAAGACTGCGATATTGGTTCGGATGCGAAAGCTTGTGATTAAGATAAGGATTTTTTGTTTTGTTCATGCGAGCAATAGTAGTAATATCGTACTCTAGATCTTTGTACACAGGTTCATCGCCGTTACAAAAAGCAGCATTAATATAACCACCATTCAAGTCGAGTGGAATTCCATTGATGCGCCGCGAAAGCTTGTCCATACCAGCATATTGCCATGGACTTACCATTGAAAGTGTTCCGCCTTTTTCTAAAAACTCTTTCATCATTTTCACATGCAGAACTTTACTAATACCGCCCGCCGCAGTATGACTAATCCAAGCAATTGGAATATTAAAAGTATCTTGAATCTTATTAATCAATGTAGTGCTATCAAAATTAACCATGAGAACATCAGGATTATGATGAATAATGGCTTGAGCTAGTTTAGCATTTGTAAGGCGCTTTTTACGATCTTCATCATTGTAATAAAACGGAATTATTTCACCTGGAAAATTTTGATAAATGAGCTGAATAAAGCGCTCTATGCCACCGGATACATGTGGGCTATCTAGATTATGTTCATCAGTCATAAAGAATGGAATTAAGATTTTCATTTGTTCTCCTCATAATGTTTTCTCCACTCATCATATTCTTGATCTAATCTAGCCCAGTGCAGTTTAGTGCTATCGTGGATATTGTTTCTTTTAAAAACGATCCAGCAATAGGCTATCATTCCGCCAATCTGTTCGTTTCGTTCTACTGGCTCTAACTTATTTGAACCAAAATTTATTCTGTCTGATAGAAATATTATATCACTAATTTTGTTGTTTGTAAACAGTTCTTTTCGTTTTTTTCCTTCAAGAAAAGTAAGACGAACAAAAAGAGCGGTTACATCGTATTCTGCAACACCTTTTTCTGCAATTTTTCTTGGTAGGTCTTTGTGATATGGGGGATTTGTAACAAGCGCGCTATATCCAACAGGCTTTTTAAGATCTAAAACATCATGCCCAGTTTCTATATCAACCAAAGCATCTTCATATTCATATAAATCATAGGACTTTACATCATATCCGCATCTCTTCAGTTCAATCGATATATTGCCTTTACCTGCGCAAGGTTCTACTATTTTAGTTGGAAGATCTACATATTTGTGAAGAATGTAAGTTGCTAATGGCGGTGTAGGATACAAATCGTTTTTATTTCGATTAGGATCATCTTTTTTTACACCGCTATACGTATCAAATAAGTTTTTTGCCATTTTGTCTCTCATAATTTAATTACAAGGTTATTTATGTGTTTCAAAACCCCAATGATCTTCGTTGATATAAGTAATTGAGACGCCAGCCTCGTCATACATAGGCTTAGACATGTTGTTCCATTGCGCTTGCCATTTTTTTGGGGCATTTTCTGTATATGTGATTACTACTCGTTTGATACCAGCTTGAATAACATTCTTTGTGCACTCAGCACAAACTGGCAGACCCCAAACATAAATTGCAGCACCTTTTACCGATACGCCACTGTAGAGAGCATTCATAAGAGCGTTCATTTCTCCATGAACTATCAGCGGATACTTTTGTTCACGATCGTTAAGACGCTCCTCGGTATCTTCAATACCACGAGGAAAGCCATTGTATCCTGTAGCAAGAATACGGCGCTCGTCATTAACGATGACAGCTCCTATGCGCGTGCTAGGATCTTTACTCCATTTCGAGATTTCTCTCGCAAGTTTCATAAAGCGGATATCCCACTTAGAATTAATTGTCATCATCTTTTCCTATCAATTTAGCATTCATCTGTGCACGAATATCCATCACCTTTTCTTGTTCAATAATCTGAATACATAAGTTTGTGATATCAATATCCTTTCGGATAAAGAACATTTTTTGTTTGAGTTTCTCGAGTTCATTTTGATAGAACTCGAGCTCTTTTTCTTTGCGTAACTTTGTTTCGAGTATATCAGTAAGAAGAATTAACTTAGTCAAATTACCACCATCCCAGTTTATTTCCGTTGTGTATAATAATCATAAAACAAGTAACTATATGTGTTAGCCACCAAAAAGTTCTTATGGCGGCAACTACATTTGCTTGTTTATCAGTTTCACCAACTTTTTCTCCTAGACTTTTAGCCCAAATTCTCCAGTAGTTACGCAGATTCATTTTCAATCAGTTTTTCAATATGAGAAAAATGCCTTTCATAAGCATGCAAACTAGTCGCCGTCCAAATAAGATTACCTGCTTCAACGCCGAGATCAGCGGCGAGCATTTTTTGGACATGCATTGCCCAATGAACATCTGCCGTGTAACCGAATACGCAGTCGTTGCTCCTCATTAGGTAATGGCTGATTAGTTTACCGTTACGAATCAAAAAGGTGTTTGCATAAGTGCAGATGAAGTCAGACATACCGTCTGCACAGTAATCTTTATGCATAGACGGACGGTTGTAGATCATGACAGCACGACGGCTGTTAGGGTTATTACTAAGTTCAGCAAGAACGTTGTTGTACTGGTTGCCGTTCTCTTCTGACCAGATCAGATAACCGTAGTTAGAGTTGATCCTGCCGTCACTGTCGGCAACCTGTCTCCAGATAGCAGGAGTATCGCCTGGAATGTCTTCAACATAACGAGATTGAGACTCGTACCACTGAAGTTCGCGCTCGATGTATTCATAGTTAGGCTCACGAATTATCCAATCCTCGTCAGCAACAAACGACTCGCCGATAAGCTCGATGGTTTTTACACCGGTCTTATCGGTTACGAAGTCATGATCTTTATATTTTTGAATGAGCTTAGCTCGAATGTCTGATACTGTTTGCATTATTATTTCTCCATATTATAAGCTAGTATTGTATATAGCGAGACTTTCAGAAAAATGGCTGTAAAAATATTTTAGCGCACCAGTTTTTTGTAGTAGCTACTACTCCATTTTGGATTACATTTTTTAGTGCTGCTCTTAAAAGAATCTGCTGGAGCTACCAAGCGCCATTTACATTCAAATTTATTTTCTGATATTTTATCGTAACATCCAAAGATTATAATGTCAACACAATTTGGATTTCTTGTTATGTTATTTATGAAAGTTTGAACACTGGATAGCGGAAATGTGACCCATTTCATTTTAGCGTTTTCTGGCATTTTATCCGGATCTGCAGTACATTTTATTTCGGAGCGCCAGTTATTCCATATAACGTCCCAATCATAAGAGCTTTGATTTTTTTCATCAAAAACAGCGTTATTTTTAATAGCGCCTTGTCGCACAAGAGCAAATTCTAAAATTACTCCACTAAGAGTGGCGTTATACACTTCTTCATACTGTCGATTTTTTCTTCTAACTGGGCAGTAAAATATTTCTTTTGCCATTACTTCAATATGCTGTATTTCGTGGTCATCCAATTCAACTGTTATCGGCTTTGGTAAAACATAGTTCATGATATATTTTCCAAGAATTTTACAACGCTCGGCAAAGTATTTTCAAAGCCGCCGTTATCAGTAATATTTATGTGAAGCTTATGCTTGATTGTAGAATATACAAACACCTTAGTAAATTCATTGCTTGTTGCTTCAAATTCTTCTGCTGAAGTTTCAATAGATTGACCATCGTCGCGTGACATGATACTTTCTACATTATCCGTAAGAAGTATCATAGCAACATTTTTCTCTCGACCATTTGAGATATTTTCAGCATCTACTTTATAGATAGTGTATGGATCAAGTCCACGATATTTCATTCCATATACAATAGCACCGAGATGAAAACGATCGCAGATAACATCATATCCTTCACGAGAAGAAAGATGATGAAATACATACGACAAATCACGGTAGTGATCTACCTCCCATGCGTTTGAGTCTGCTACACCTTTTGGCGGAGCAGATGAATGATGGACAATAAGTTTTGGATTTGTAAAATAGTGTTTTCTTAGGTTAGATATCAGTGTTGATTTACCGCACCTATCCATGCCTTCGATTATCGTAATCATTTATATTCCTTTTATTTTTTTCTAAAAGTTCTCTGTAACCAATTTCTTCAGCTTTTACCTTCATTTCAGTAATCATATCACACATTTCGTTAAATGCCAACTTATCTGATAAGTCTAATATTGTTGAATACGCGCCGGCCACACCAGAAGAGGCAGAAGCCCACATATGTGTTACACCGTAATTTTCTTTATAAAAACATTGTAATTTTGATTCCAATGTAGTGTCGTTTTCGTAGTTAGTATAAAGAATTCTTACTGCAACATCAGAATTAACAATACCATTTTGACGAATATAGCGACCGACTGGATGGGAACTTTTTGGGCGTCTAGGGTCTGAGCACCTGCCTAAAACATCAGCTGTAGATTTACCATTGTATTTAATTTTTTCGTGTACTAAATTATCGCCAATTTCTTTTATATCATTTAAAATCGCATGCTGATATACGCCGCTGTTTCCATATTGCTCAGAAAGAAACGTATACAACTATTGCGATTTAGTTGGAACATTATTGAGAGGCATCCATTTGTTGCGTGTATGATATCCACGTTTTCGTATTTTATGTTGTCCATTTTAATTCCAATACAAATATTTTGTGTTTGTCAACCTATTTTAGAATATCGTATGTGGTTTCCGAGAGGTCAGAATGAGTTTCAGTTTCCTCAAAGGATTTATTTTCCAAAGATTGTTTAAAGGATTTTTTGATTTTTCCCGTAGATGTCAAGATATCGTGTGAAAAGGCAATCACAGGATAAAAGTATTTTCCATCAATAGTGTATTCCTTGAGTATAAGATTTCCCTCAAGGTCAAAAAGTTCCATATCAGTGGTTGAGATGTAGCCAAGAAGTTGTTGAGTGGTGTAAGATGTAGTGGTTTTTGTATCAGTGTAAGGGTTTTCAATGAAGTGACGGCCGGTAGATGTGTAGGTATAAGACATAAAATTCTCCTTTGTAGAATTATAATATAATACAACAAGAATTATTTGTCAACTACAAGGTGCAACAATCAATTTGATTGTTGCACCCAACCTATTACAAAAGGAATCTTATAAAATTTGCGGTGTCACATCATGTACTTAACGCTGATAGACATAAACATCAGCAGAAACTGACAAGCCCAAAGGAAGAGATTGATTGTATCGGCGGTTTCCAAAACGTGGGCCCCGTCCTTGCAGCTTTACATAACGTTTAGTTCCATTCCAAGTGTCTTCTGCGGCGATAACAGCACGAAGCGCTTGAACAAGATGATTTTGTTCTGCTATAGGTTTGCCGTTTTCCATTTGAACAGTGAAACGATAAGCATCGGTACGATTTTTCATGGTGTATCTCCTTTTGGTTTCCTATTATCAGTATATACTGATTCTTAGTTAGTGTCAACTAAATTATTCGCCGCGGATATGATATTCAATGTCGTCCTCGTCGTATCCAGCAAAAGTCAACCATTCGCGAATATCAGTTTCG